AGCACCAGCTTGAATTTGTTCTAATGTAAATGGAACTCTACCTGCATAATTTACTAGTGTATTAAATGCTTTTGACCCTTCAGAAACAGAACCATATAAAAATTTAAATCTTAAACCAAGACTTTCAATTTGTTTTCCTACATTTACTATTGATCTAAGAGCAATACCAGCACCAAGACCAATAAGAACATTCTTTAAGTTTAATAAAGATGTTTTAGCAGAGTCAGTATTTCCTTTTAAACCATTAAAGGCTTTCTTGGTATTATCTACTGCGTCTAGGCGAATTTGGAGTCGT